AAAGTTCTCTGTGCATTGGTCCATGAACGAACAAAACATCTCAAAGGTCGGAAACATACCTGCGTAATTCTCGTAGATTCTTCTACGATTCCCCAGGATATTCTCACGCAAAATGAAGACAAAGTCTACATTGGTTCGCAAGTTAGGCGTAATACCAAGAGGATACTGCATAGTGATAATGGTCATTAAATCAATGTGACGACCGTTCATGAACACATACCGAGTCGACTCTTCGTTAATCCAGGATTTCGCATCGTACAAACAATCGTCTAAAATCAAGAACGCACGCGGGTCGACGGATGAAGACCCACCACGACTCTTCTTTTCTTCATTGCGTTTCTGCTTGATGTTCATTTGACGCTTAATCACATTCATCACAATCTCGGGACGATACTTGTCGTGAATGAACTTGGACGGAACCATATGCTGAAAGAACTCGTTGGCGACTTCCGTGGCTGAAATGACGGTTCCCACTGGAAAGTGTCGTTGGGTCGTGTGTAAGATATCACGAACCAAAAAAGACTTCCCTGTGTCCTTCTTGCCAATGACCACCATCATTGGACTTTTGCGACTATCGATGTCGCATCGGTCGGTAATCATTTCCATATTAAACTTTCGGAGTTGAAAGTTCATCTTGTTTTGGTATCATCATTTTATGCGGGACATGGGAGACGAGACCGTTCTTCAGCTGTCATACGGTCCCAGATAATAAGGGTTTTCACAGTGATGCAGATAAGGTAAAGAGTTAAGAGCAACATTGAAGTCCTAATCCTGTGTCGTTTCAATTTCGTTTTGATTCTCCGAGGGGGGAACAATGGGCAAGGACCTTCGAACCAATGCGACTCTGATGCGACTTCACAAGTATCCTAAACTAGATGGGTCTCTTTGGGACTTGAAACAACTTCAACCTTTCTTTCCGTCTTTGGAAACATTGTTCAAGACGAATGCTCTTTCAAATTTGTGCGATTATGGAGTCCGACTCATTGATGAGATTCAGAAAGTTGTGGACGAGACCCACATTCAAGTCAAGGGAAAACCCGTGGAAGTCCATCGAAAGACCACGATGATTTTAAGTCCTTTCAAATGGATGCGAGGAGATTATGGAGCTTTTGGAATGCCGAAACCCAAAGAGGTTGCAGATGCAATGCATGAGAAACTTCAAAGTCCACACACGGCTGGATATGTCGGTGCACTTGCATCCATTGCATTGTCTGAATCCGAATGTGTTCATTTCCCGAAGGTGTTTGGAGTCTATGTAGGTCTTGCAGGTAAACATACCATTGATATTTCAGATGACTATGAAGAGTTATCGGAAAAGCGATGGTTTGCAGAGAATCTTGGAAAGACTTTTGAATTGAAGCTTCGTACACATGAGCCGACTGCAGAGTTCACACATACTCGGTCTCAACGCGCAGGGGTTCAGTTAGGAGAAGAAATCGAAATTTTAGGTATTCAAGATTTGGAGACAGACCATGTTCAAACACCTTCTACGCGTTCAGTCTCGAATAGTGAAACTGCAGAGGATTCTTCTTATGATGAAGAGGATGATGAAGAAGAGGATAACGATGAGTTTGAGATTATGTCCTGTGATTGTTCGGAAGATGATGATGAAGGATTAGACGATGAAGGAGACGATGAACCGTTTGCATGGGCTACCTTCAAGGATGTGCCAGTGATTACAACCGTTATGGAAAAATGCACAGGCACTTACTATGAATTGGTGGAGCGATTTCCAGAACCTGAGAAGCATTCTGCATGGGTGTCTCAGATTGTCTTTGCACTTGCGTTTGCCCAGCGAAACTTTGGCTTCACACACAATGACCTCCACGGAAATAATGTGATGTATGTTCCCACCGACAAGGAGTTCCTCTATTACAAACACAACGCAACCTGTTACCGTCTTCCTACCTATGGATTCATCATGAAGCTCATTGACTTTGACCGTGCAGCCTTTCAACTCCGATTGATAGGAATGAAAGAACCACGAACTTTCATGTCCAGTCAGTTTCAACCCAACGATGAAGCCGCAGGACAATACAATGTTGAACCCTTTTTCATTCATACACAAGACCGCATTCCTCTCAATCCAAGTTTTGATTTAGGACGATTTGCGACTTCCATGTTCTGGGATATGTTTCCAGAAGGACCCAATCATCCCTACACACATCCACTTCATACAGTGTTCAAGCAATGGATGATGCAATCCGATGGTTCATCGGTGTTGTTCAGAACACATTGCCCAGACCGTCATGACCGATACCATGGATTTGACCTGTACAAAGCGATTGCACGATACTGTAAAGACTCTGCAACACCCCGTCGTGAAATTGGAAAACTGACGACCTATGTCGTCCCTACTATTCCAGTTGGAAGTTCATGTCTCTTTATTGAGCCATAAGCTGTAGCGTCGTATGTAATACATCACCTTGTCCGTTCGAACGAACGGTTGAATGAACGGCACAATGGAGAGGAAAGGCTCTGCTTCTCCTTTTTGAGTCGTAGCTAACATCGTTTGGTATGCGAGAATGTTTGCATCGTCTACCACTTGATACACATACTTATCAAGGTCTGTGAACTGAGTGTTCGGGTCGCGGAAAATTATCCATAAAGTAGTAAATGGCTCTGACATTCGGTCTTAAAGTCAAGTATTCCTTGTATTCAGCACTTCTGTTTTTCCTAGTTGCAAATCCTGTCACTTTTCGAGCAGTCAATAGTGTGTTCCCAGGAGTTGCAGTTGGAGGATGCCCGACTGCAATTGGAATGCTTCTTCATACCTTCGTCTTCTTTGTCGCGTTGGTAGGGTTGATGTTGTTACCGAAAGATAAAGTTGAATAAAGAGCAATGAAGACCTTTCTGGCTCTATTGTTCTTTGTTTTGTTTCTCAACTTTGCATTTGCGGTGATGACCATGCTCTTGTTTCACGGTCAAATTGAAGGAGTTCGTTCATTGCCTGACTACTTCTTTTATTCAGTCAGTTCATTAACGACCAGCGACCTAGGTGAAATGAGTCCTAAAACGACCGGAGTTCGGATATGGACCACTGCGTATGTTCTACTCGCATGGGTCTACCTCTTTTATGTCACGGTCAATCATATTAGTGATGTTAAATTCAGACTGTTTGGTTAAAACTCAGCTTTGCCTACAAACATCTCTTGTGCAACAGTTGTAGCTGTCTCAACTGCGGCTTCGGCGCCGACTTCTGTACCGAACGCATAGGCAACCCCTCCTGCGACACCTCCTGAACCTAGAGCTAGTTTTCCTGCATCCAACCATTCAATAGGCTGTCCTTTTGAGGTCTTGTCCCACACATACAAGATGAACGCAACAACTGCAACAACTCCTGCAACGATTCCGAACAGATAGAGGTCTGTCATCTTTGTTCAGTGTCCATGTGAAGAGTCTTACAAATTCAACGCAACTGTCTCTGTAGCCTTTTGTTCAAGTTCATCCTCAGTGTCGATATCTTCATCATCATCCGACAATGTCATATCTTCACCTAATGTCAATTTAGGACGCTCATCTTCAGAGTCTTCGTCGTCTGTTTCAAACTCATGTACTTCAGGTGGGGCAAAGGTGACGGGTGGTGCGGCTGTAGCGGGACGAGGGGTTTCTTCACGCTTCTGGAAATAGGCTTTACTGATTTCACGCCATGGAATGAATCCATCGACGACTTCACCAACCGTTGAATCTAACATAGTTTCAATATCCCGACGATTGCGTGCCTGTTGTGTGGAGGGAACTTGAATGGTGTTGAACAAATAGGCTTGAGACCAGCACTTGCGAGCTGCGGCAGTGTAAAAGGTCTGGACGAACGACTCTAAGGAAGGGCGTTCAAAGTCAATGTTCACATGAGTGGCTTCATTCTGCTGTAGACTTGCAAACGCACGAATGTAGCTGACAAACACACCCAATAACAAATCTTCAATGTAATCGCATTTGGAGGCTGTGATAATACGTTCGACCTCCTTTTTGAGTGTCTCTGAGCTCCATTTGGGAACGCTGGTCAATAAGTTCTGGAAAGTTTGGAGTGTCTTTTCAGGTTGCTTGTTACGCTCGCACGCGGTCTTTGCGTTCTCGTAGATGCTCCAAAGACCATCGGCTACATGAGGAACCAACACACGGGTAAGGTTCTCGCGCATAGTCTGTTTCACAAACTCTGTGGACATTTTTGTTTAAACGAAGGACGCGACTTCTGGTAAACGAGACGCACGATGAAGTTTGTCTTGATTCTCATGGTCCGCAATGAGTCTAAAATTATCCAACGATGTTTAGAAGCGGTTGAAGGAGTCGTAGATGCTTTTTGTGTTCACGATACAGGTTCGGCGGATAATACAGTTGAACTTGCCAACGAGTTTATCAAGACACGCAAGGGATGTGTTACGAGTTCAGAGTGGAAAGACTTTGGTCACAATCGCAGTCTCAGTTTCAAATCAGCACGAGACTATGTGCAGTATGGACTCAACTGGGATTTGAAAACAACCTATGGACTGTTGTTGGACGCAGACATGGTCTTTGAACCAGGAACCCTTAAAGAACAAGCACTCGGTGAAATTGGATATACAATTGTTCAGAGCAATGGAGACTTAGAGTATCCTAATTGTCGATTGATTCGTATGGACCATCCATGGGTTTGCAGAGGAGTCACACATGAGTATTGGGACGGACCTGGCAGTCCATTAGACAAGTCTATTTGTTGGATTAACGACAAAAATGACGGTGGATGCAAGTCGGATAAATTTGAACGTGATGCACGACTGTTAGAAGCAGGTCTTGCAGAAAAACCTGAGGATGTTCGGTATATGTTCTACCTCGCACAGACTTATCATTGTCTCGGTAGACATGAAGATGCGATTCAGATGTACGAAAAGCGATATGCAGCAGGAGGGTGGGGTGAAGAGCAGTGGTATTCGTTGTATATGATTGGACAGACGTACCTTACACTTGGAAAACCCATTGAGTTCGAACAATATATGCTTAAAGCCTATGAGTTACGCCCTGGACGCGCAGAATCACTCTACAAACTCGCAAAGTATTTCCGTGAAAAGGGTCAGCATTATAAGGCCTATCAATATGTCTTGATGGGTAAGGATATTCCTCTCTCCAAGGATTCACTCTTTATTGAAATTCCAGTGTATACAGACCTCTTTCACTATGAGGAAACTATTTGCTTATACTATTTGAATCGTAAACCTGAAGGACTTCGTAAAAGCATGGAGTATCTCTTGACCAAGTCACAAAGCCTAGATGGAGTACTTTCCAACATGATTTTCTATGTAGACCCAATTGGTCTTGAGTTTGAGAACCATCCAATTCAACGCGACTTAATCGGACGTGATTTTCATCCAACTTCGGTCTGCTCATTCGAAGGTAAACAAATGGTTCGCTTCGTGAACTACTCGATTACCAACACAGGAAGCTACGATATGAAGGAAGGTCATTACTCTCCAAATCACAAGGTCCGCACTGAAAATGTAGTGTATAACGAAGATGGTTCAACTGTGCAAATGAACGATGCGTCGGTCACAGTATCCAGACGCTCTCATCATATTGTAGGCGTTGAAGATGTGCGACTCTATCGCGATGCAGCAGGAGATGTTCGTTTCTTTGGAACCGCATGTGAGTATTCAGACAAGATTCGGATTTTAACTGGAATGTGTGACTTGGAAACAGGAATGTATAGCAATACATGTATCCTTAAGTCACCCTTGGACGCAGAGTGTGAAAAGAACTGGATTCCCGTGAGCGGAACCAACGATGTCATCTATTCATGGAGACCTCTTCGTATTGGGCGTATCAAGGGAAATGAACTCATATTCACACTAACAATCGATACACCAGATTTCTTCCGTCATTTACGCGGGTCCGCAGTGCCTACCCGAGTGAACGACGAGTTGTGGTGTCTAGTGCATTATGTTCATCATTCAACTCCACGCAAATACTATCACTGCATTGTGAAGATGGACGCTACCTACAAGCCTAAGTCGATTTCACTTCCATTCGTGTTCCGCAAAGAAGGTATTGAATATTGTTTGAGCATGACCTATAGCAAAAACGAGTTAGAGTTCATCTTCTCGTCGTGGGATGATAATCCCTGCATAACACGGGTTCCACTCGAATTGCTTGAATGGATTCAAGTGTAGAGTCGCTTCCAGGATTCGTTCTGAACTTGACCTAAGTCTTGCAAGATGTGTTTAACCATATCGCTATCGATACAGCATGGAAGTTGAATCTTAGTGTAGAACTTGTACGTCTTTGCGGTAGTTTCATCTGCAATGCGTAGAAGGTTGATACGCGTTGTCAAGGTTTCCAATGCACGAATCAAGGTTCGCACACCTTCCTCTTCGGACGAGTATTCACGAATCATCAACTTGATAGCCTCGCTCGTAATGGTCAAGTCCTTGAAGTTGGTGCGTTCCAACATCTGTGGCCAGATGTATTTCTCAACAATCTGGAACTTGTCGTCGGCTGAATATCCTGAACAGTGAATGACCTGCATACGGTCTTTGAGAATCGGGTGAACCTTGTTCTCGTCGTTGAATGAGAACACGAACAAGCACTGCGAGAGGTCAATGTCCACTCCTGCAAAGTATCGGTCATGGAACTGGGTGTTCTGTGAACGGTCTGTCAAGTGAATCAACATGGAGACAATCTCTTGACCTTGAGCTGTATCGGATATCTTATCCAATTCGTCAAAGTACATGACTGGATTCATGGAACGAGCATTGATAAGACTGTCGACTACTCGACCCCACATACTTCCTTCGTAGGTGAAACTATGACCTACAAAGTTAGCACTATCGGTCGCACCGCCCAAACTGAAGAACTCGAAGGGACGCTTCAAGACATTCGCAACACCATTCTTTGCAAAGCTGGTCTTGCCTACACCCATCGGTCCTTTGAGTGCAATGACATTACCAATACTTCCTGGGTTCGCAATCCATTGAGCCAAGACTTGCATGATTTGAGTCTTGGCGGTTTGCATTCCGTAGACTGCCTTGTCTAACGATTCACGCGTGTCTCCCAAGAACTTGGCACACGGAACTGGTCCATCATCTAGCTTGACAGGCAATGGAACGATTTTCCCGAAGGGAATGCGCATGAATCCATCAATCCATGAACGAAGCTTGTGTGTATCTCCACCACCTTCTTCTTCCATTTGGTCGAGCATGTCCAACTTCTTGATGACCGAAGCCTTAATGGGGTCTGGAATTGGCAAGTCGAGAATGCGGAACTTACGAGGCACATCACCTTCTGCAACCAAGGCTTGAATCTGCTTCATCTGTTTGTTGAGCTTCTTACGCTTGGAACGTGAGAGGTCATCATAGTAGTCTTGCTCTTCATCGTTCAACATGAGTGGTGCTTCATCCGATTCTTTGTCGTTCTTCTTGGTTGGAGGCTTCTTCATTCGGAGACTGTTGCCACGAGGTACATACTTGTCCATGAGATAGCCGAGAAATCCATCTTCTTCCTCTTCGGATTCATCTTCAGAATCTTCGTAGAGTTCATTGCCACGACGATTATCGATTTCAATCTTGATACGACCGTTCTTGGGGAGGGGGATAGTGATGTTTTTAGTGACTTCCTCTTCCTCTTCCTCTTCCTCTTCAGATTCCTCGTCATCGAGCTCTTCATCTTCGGACTCTTCTTCAGAGGGAGGCTCGTAGTCTTCGTCTTCGGACTCGGATTCGGACTCTTCTTCCTTCTCTTTTAAGGTCTCGTCTTCAACCCATTTAACATTTTTATCACGTTGTCGAAGGTTATATCGGCGAGGCATCCTTGCTGCCTCTCAAGGAAAAAACAAAGGAGAATCCGTTTTTCCACAGGTTATACAATGGAAGACTTGGAGAAGATTGTGGGACGGTTAGAGCTGGAAAATGATAAGAAGGCAGCCGCCAATCCTATCACTAAACAAAGTTTAGCCATTGTGCATCAGTTCTTGAAGGACTATTCTGTGATGTGTTACGGTGGCACGGCTATCAATAACTTATTGCCTCCCGAAGACCGATTCTACGACCCCGAGACGACGGTACCGGACTATGACTTTTATAGTCGCACACCCCAAGAACATGCAATGACGTTGGCAGATAAGCTTTCAGCTGCTGGAATCCTCAGTGTGGAAGTCAAGCCAGGGATACATCTTGGAACCTTCAAAGTCTTTGCAGATTATGAAGGTGTTGCAGACATTACACACTTGGATAAGGATATCTTTGAACGACTGTGGAAAGAGAATATGGTTGTCGATGGAATTCACTATGTGACCCCTAACTTTCTGCGATTGTCCATGTATCTTGAGTTATCACGACCTCGTGGAGATGTCTCACGATGGAAGAAAGTGTATGAACGTTTGATGCTCTTGAATACGCACTATCCTATGGTGTGTCCTTCACATACTCCACCCAAAGAAACACCTGCAACAGAAGAAAATCGTAAAGAAGCTGAGTCCATCTTGAAGAACCATAACGTAGTCTTATTAGGAATCACTGCATCACAACTTCATCAAGGAAAGGCTCCCAAATGGTCTACACCCATCACCATTCTTGCAGAAGCCAAAACATTGGAAACCTTGTCCAAGGGAAAGAAGACGGAAGTCCATGAAGGTTCAGAGATTCTACCTGCACACACAGACATCTTTGATGACGAAGGAAACGTATTGGTCCGCGTACATGAGACTGCAGCCTGTCATAGTTATCATACGATGGCCAATGGTATTAAGATTGCATCGATTCCCACGATGCTTCAGTTCGTATTTGCGTATATGTATTCAGGTGTTCACGAAGATGAGATTACCCATTTGATGTGTGTAGCTCAACGATTGGTGGATTTGGCAAATCACAAGGAAAAGAGGCGATATGCTTTGTTAACGCCTACGGAGTGTCTAGGCACTCAAGAGACATTGATGGATTTGAAGAAACACAAGGCAGAGTTGTATGCGAAGCTCTCGACAAACAAATCCTCTGTGGACTTTTTAAAGTTCTTTTTTAGTTATAACCCAAAGACGACCAAGACCAAGAAACAGAAACTGAAAGATGACCTAAAGAAGACTCGCAAAGCTAGGTACGAAAGTTCATACTAATATCTGCGAACGCAAGACCTGAGCAATCAATGCATGAACGGATTTCTTTACGCCCTTGACGAAAGTCTAGGTAAGAACCTGTTGCATTGGGTGTTTGATTCTGATATGCATTTGCACCGGTAGTAGACGCAAAGGTCTGATAGACCAACTGAAATCGTTTACTCGCGACTACATCGGATGTGTTTTGTTTACGCATGACTGTAATGCCTGAAAAATCAATCCCTCGTTGACCACCTGAACTCATATTGATGATTACATAGAATATAAACGCCCAATATACCAGCTGATATCAAAGTAGTTGGGTCCTGCAGCCTTACGGTCTAGGTCGTTTGGAAGTGGCTCATTCACCATCTTTTTGATTTCAGCATAGTTCAGTGAACGAGCATAGTAGGTCAGTCGAGCCAATACACCATTCCAGTTTGAACCAATAGTAACCACCGCATCATTCAGTTCGGGCAACTGTCCGAGTGTATGATGTTTGCGTAACATACCATTAATATAGATATCCACAGAATGCTGGTCGACGACCATCGCGAAGTGAATCCATTTCAAGGCGGGAATATTCGGAATAATTAGGGTTTCAGTCGTTCCAAATGTATCCACTGCAACCAACAATGAATTGGAGGTTGAGTCTAAATACACTCCAGGCGAATCATTCTTGGAAAAGATGCGTCGTTTCGTGCCATACCCTTGTGTGAAATCCTTCACTAGAATCCATGACGTAAAAGAATAGGTTAGACCTTCAGCTTGATTGTTCGACCGAGGCAGTTGAGTAGGAAACGACTGTTGAGTCTCTCCTGGAATCGAATAGTCGAAGAGCACATAGCGCATGTCTTTATCAGGTGGCCTTGCATAGGTCATCATGTAGTAAACAAATAGAATCACTAAAAGCACTCCTGCCACAATCGCAATGCTCATTGTTCTTTACCTAGACACAAAACCGCGCGATGTCAGTCGCAATCCAGTTGAAGGAGTTTGAGGGGTGGGATATTGAGCACCATTTGGCGTCCAAACCATAGACAACATTGTTTCATAGGATGTAGTCTGTTGATTTGTAAGGGTTATTGGGTCGACCTTTCGTTCCCCCATGTTGTAAATGTAGTGAATTCGTGAATCGTCTGTCGTATATTCCGATGTGAGAAACCCAGCCTTAGACAATCGAATGGTCCAATCAAGGTCCTCACCTCGTAACGCGTCTTTGAAATGAATAAGCTTCGCCACGTCGGTCATGATAGGATTCAAGTGATTTGGAGGTCGCAAAAACACCTCATCACGTGCCATCGGCGAAGTCAGTGTGTTCTCTAGACTGTGTGTGAATGTGTAAGGATGAATGCGTCCTCGAAGACGCATGACTGGATAAGAACCTCGTATTGTTTCACATAAATCTTCAATATATGCATCGGTAATTTCATCATCATCGTCAATGAACGCTGAGTATTTACCTTGTGACGATTGAATCAAGGATTGACGTTTCATTCCTATACTCATTTCACGGTTGTCAAATGCAGTATTGATTATATACCGTAAGTGTGAACTCAAACGATTCATCTTTTCATGAATTGATTCAATTAATCGCGCGAGTGATGCTTCGCGTCCAGCAATAGTTGGAATCAAAAAACTAACGTCATATGCATATGTCTTGCGACGGATATAGGTATACATATCCTCGTTCCAGTATTTCTGATTGGTTACATACAACGTATCTATGTTCTGGGTATACCCTGTGCCTGGATGTTCGTGGCGAATGATGCAATAGGGAACATACAAACATTTAGATGCAAGTTGACCTTTGCACAGGTCTGTGAGTTCAGTGTCGCAAAACAAGCTCTTGTAGTCGGGATGATAGATGTACCCAAAGGAGTTATACATCGCTCGACCAAAGACACACAATGTATTCAATTTGTCTCCTTGAGTTCCATCGTTAAACCATACGATACCGTTCGTATCCGGAAAGCTTGATATCATATGGTTTCGTAGTACGTCGTCATATCCCTTGATTTGCGGAATCATATCGTCGGAGACCAAGACGACAATATCCCATTCATAGTCAATTTCATTCATGTTCGCATTACAGGCTTGAATCTTGTTTTTGTTGGGACTGAAAAAGATTCGCTTCCACGCCACTGGATTCAGGGTTCGTAGAAGTTCTTCTTGAACTAGATTGCGTTTCATTGAATCGTCGTCTTCATCGCATGAAATCGCCACGCCGAGTTGTTCGGGATGGTTTGCGAGTCTTATATACGAAGCCAAAGTTTGAATGACTTTTTGAGGGCGACTTCGTGTAGGGCATTTCAACAATATACGCATAGTATTTTAGAAGGTGTAACTATTAAGTTCCTTGCCATCTTTACTCAATCGAGCAAATCGGAATGTATAGCCAAACAATCGCACCAAGAGTGAGTTATCATCGACTTGAACCTTTCCAGCTGCTGCAGGAGGTGCGCAGGTAGTTCCCTTCGCGTGGAAACTCTTTGCATCTTCAGGTTGAAGCATAGTTCCGTATCCGTTTACATTGCAAATAGAACCTGCAAAACCACCATTGTCTGCGAGAACTACATCACCCAAGGCAGGTTTAGGAATACCAGGCAATACACAAGACTTCACTAATCGACCGTTAATGTAGATGTCCAAGTTTCGTTGGAACACCGTCACAGAGACGGCAAACCAGGATTGAAGAGGAACATTCTCAACGCTACAAGTGAATGAATCTCCTGTGCTGCTTGTTCCAGGTTCAGCGGACGCTGCGTCAGTGTTTGAAGGATACAAACTGATACGCACATGCAGTGTGTTTTCACTAGGTGCCAAGAAGATACGAGGACCTACAATATTTGTGTTATTGGATGCAACGCGCTTCAAGACTTCCTTGTCTTGACCGAATCGGTAATCCCAATTGGAAATGTACATCCAATATTGAAGTCCATAGTCGGCTCCAGTACCAATCGGAATCTCCCCTGCAGGAATGACAGTCTTGGTCTTTCCGTCGACAGGCGCAGGTGTTTTATCACCTGAAGACTTTGCATTCATAAATGGAAGTCCAGGCTGTCCTTCACGCTTCTGAATGTAGTTGAAGAACGCCAATCCTATATAAATTAGGACGAACCCACCAATAAGCGAGAACACTATAGGCATCCATCCACCGGATGCAGCTCTTTGAGGATACGCTGGTTGAACGGCCACAAACGATGGCGCAGCGGGTTTCGATTGGAAGAGTCCCATTACTGTTTACGGAGGAACTTTCTTGACAAAGTCTTGCTTATACTAATGGAAAAACGGACACTACCACCTCTACATCCACCTCCTGTAATGTACTGCAATAACTGCGGTGGAAAAGGTCACCTTTTCCGAACCTGTAAAGACCCCGTGCTTTCGTGCGGGATTCTACTGATAGACCAACCCTCAGTTCCAGTCACACTGGATTCTACGAAACTTCTCATGATACGCCGCAGAGATAGTATGACCTTTGCGGAGTTTATGCGAGGTAAATACGAGCTGGACGACACTGACTATATCGCAACTCTCGTCAAGAACATGACATTAAAAGAACAAGCTGCATTAGCGTCCGATTCATTTGATGCGTTGTGGCGTCAATTGTGGGGTGACGACCGAGCGACGTCAGATTACCTTCAAAGTCGTGAAAAGTTTGGGACACTCGACCGAATGGGCTTGGTGCGAAACAACTTGTCCGAGTATATAGAACCTGAGTGGGGGTTTCCTAAAGGACGGCGTATGCGAGGTGAATGTGACCTTGCCTGTGCTCTGCGTGAATTTGATGAAGAGACCAACATTCCACGCGAATCGTTTATCGTGTTGAAAAACATTGCATTGACTGAAACCTTTCATGGCCTCAATGGAGTTCAATACAAACATGTCTACTTTGTAGCATTGCTCAAACATCCCGAGATGCTGAACTTATCTCAAAAGATGACTCCAATGCAGAGGCGTGAAATCTCGGGAATTGGTTGGAAGACCTTTGCAGAAGCCGAAGCACTGGTTCGTCCACAACACATTGAACGAAAAGCAATGCTCCTCAATCTTCAATCGGTTATTGAAACATTCGAGAGCGAGTAATCATCAATGTAATGACATAAGAGACAACTGCAATGATAAAGACCCACCACCATAAGGGGAATACAGTAGATTCTTTTTCTTGTGTTCCAAATGGACGGATTCGTCCCTCTCTGCCAAACGCAATCGTGGGTTGGGCATAGAGGAACCCTGCAATCAAAAAGAGATAGACGGTGACCAATAAAATGCGGGATTGCTTCTCCATTGTTTTTCAACCAGATTTTTAGATGCTGGATAACAACAATGAGTCGGTCGTACGCATTACCGAATCGTAAAGCATTTGCGGATGCGATTACGAGGACACTCTTACAGTATAGGAAACTACCCACAGACGATGAAGATAAGGATGTCGATGTATGCCTTGCACGAGGCAGTAATGCACGCGAACTCCTTCCTCATCAAAAGGTCGTCCGCGACTACTTATTGATGGAAACACCGTATCGTGGTTTATTATTGTATCATGGTCTCGGTTCAGGAAAGACCTGTTCATCCATTGCCGTGGCTGAATCGTTATTGACAACGCAAAAGGTCTTTGTGATGTTACCTGCGTCTTTGGAATCCAACTACCGCGGCGAGCTTCGTAAGTGCGGTGACCCTCTCTACATGTATGACCAACATTGGCGTCAACAATCCTTGACGGCAGAAACACGAGAGACTGCAAAGAAACTTGGTTTGTCCGACGGCTTCTTGGACCGAAACCGAACCTTCTTCACGACCGTTCCAAATCAAGAGAAGAACTTTGATAAGCTTCCCAAGACCGCACAAGATACCATTGCGAAACAGATTGAAGACATCATCGACCAGCGATTCACCTTTATTCGCTACAACGGCTTGTCGTCTGCAAACATTGGGAAGTATGTGCCTGCGGACGGAAGCAATCCCTATGAGAACAGTGTAGTCATTATTGACGAAGTCCACAACTTCATTTCACGCATTTCCAATGCTTCGGACATTGCACGCAAGCTCTATGATATGATTTACAATGCTCGTAACTGCAAGGTCGTTGCGTTATCCGGCACACCTGTGATTAACCGTGCAAATGAGATTGCGTATCTCATGAACTTATTGCGTGGACCCATTGAACGGATTGTCGTTCCAGTGAGTGCGATTCCAAGTTGGGACGAAGAGCGTATGACCTCTTTATTGCGTGCGATTCCCGATGTCGATACGATTGAGTTTGTGACCTTGAAGAAGTATATTTTGTTAACACGCAATCCTCCACATTTCCGAAGTGTCTACAATGAAAAAGGTGACCGAATCGCAGTTCAGTATGTGAAGGACATTCCCTTTACACCCTCTGCACCCGACTGGGTGAATACCTGGGCAGCCAAGTTTCAGACCGATATTGGTGGAGCTGAACTTGCGTTGGACCGAGTGTCGACTGAAATCTTTGATGCATTGCCTACCAACTACGATGAGTTTGCAACCTTGTTCTTGGACGGACTTCAAATGAAAAACACCCAGTTGTTCCAACGACGCATTCAAGGATTAGTGTCGTATTTCAGAGGTGCCGATGAACGCATGTTACCTCGACGCGTAGACGATGATAAGACTTTGGAAAAGGTTCCTATGTCCGATGCGATGTTCAACAACTATTTAGCAGTGCGATTCGATGAAATCAAGCGAGATGCCCGACGCAAGCTCAATCCTGTACGAGCGGAAGACAATGAAATGAAAACCTTTCGTGTCAACTCTCGTCTTGCGTGTGACTACTCGATTCCACCTGAGATTCGTAAACCTGAACCCGAAGAAGGTGTAGCAGAAGACGCAGTGCCTGAAAAATCAGAGATTCTAGAGAAAATCAAGGCGGACCCTGCACGCTACTTGACCGAGACTGCATTGCAAACCTACAGTCCCAAGATGCTCCGAATTTATCAGAACATTCGCGACTCCTTGGGCGGTGAATCACGACGCACCCAGTTGCTGTATTCCAACTATCGTAACTTGGAAGGGTTGGGTGTGTTTTCGTCCATCTTGAGCGCAAACGGATGGCAAGAATACAAGTTGGCGAAAGAAGCCGGTCAGTGGATTGAAGACCCCTCCATGGATGCAGAGAAACCTGCATATGCGTTCTTCACAGGTAACGAAGATATGGAACAGCGTGAATTGGTTCGTCAGATTTTCAATGCAAAATATTCCGATGACTTTCCACCCAGTCTTAAACAGTCTGTGGAATCTGCTCCCAAGAAGAAGTTGGTCTTGTTCATGATTACTGCGGCAGGTGCCGAAGGTATTACCTTGGCGAATGTGCGTCATGTTCACATTATGGAACCACATTGGAATCCTGCACGACATGACCAAGTCATTGGACGAGCCATTCGATTGTGTTCTCATGCATCGTTACCTGTTGAAGAACGAACTGTTCGTGTCTCGTTCTACATTAGTGTGTTTACAGAGTCTCAATCCAAATCCACTGAAGGTGCGAACAATGTAGTGTTGGTCCGTCGTAACGATATGGCGACCAAACGCTATGAGGGTGAACCGTCTGAAGTGTTCATGTCCACCGATGAATACTTATATGAAACGACCTATGAGAAGGATGTGACCAATAAACGAATTAGTTTGCTGCTTAAACAAGCGGCCGTCGACTGCGAAGTTCATCGTAAACTCCATAGTCGTGAAACACCTGTGATTTCATGTATGCGATTTGATAGTACAGTTGCGGGTGAAGATTTAGCGTTCAAGCCTGATTTGAAGACAGAAGAGTTGGACGATTCGTATTTGCGAAACATGCAACGCCGTAAACGACGACTTCAAAAGGTTCAGATTAAGCAGATGGTCTTTTTGATTGACCCCGATACCAAGGAGGTCTTTGATGGTCCTGCGTTTGAAGATGGTCAACGACTCCTTAGATTGGGACAGATGACATCACCGGTACAGATACGCTGGCTAC